GGATGAAGCTCAAAATATGTCTTACAAAGAACTTTTTACACTTATTACACGAATTGGGGAATTTTCAAAAGTATTTATATTAGGAGATCCAGAGCAAAGTGATATTAACGGAAAAACGGGATTTATGAAGATGTTAAGTCATTTTGATGACGAAGAAAGCCGTCAAAATGGAATACATGTATTTCGTTTTACCGAAGAAGATATTGTTAGAAGCGGATTAGTACAATTTATAATAAAAAAAGTACGTAGCGAAATAATTAAAATAAATCAAATAAACAATAAAATAAAACGGCTCTGAGATTCTATATATATAGGATATTATGGCAAATAAACGCATTTCACAATTAGCAGAAATCCATGCGGAAGATTTAAGCAAGGATGATCTATTGTTATTATCCGATGTTTCGGAACATGAATCTAAAAAGTTAAAATTAACAGATTTGGGGTCATTCTTATTAGATGAAGTTAATACAGGTTCTTTATATGGAACCGCAAGTTGGGCACACATGGCAGTATATGCTTTAGGAGCGCCCATTCCAAAAAAAGTTGATTCTTCTTCTATTTCTGATTATTCATTGTATTCAAAAAATGCAAAAAATGCTGAAACGGCCAGTTCATCATCTTATGCATTAAGTAGCTCTTATTCAATAACATCTTCTTATGCTTTAGTAGCCGAAACGTATTTAGCATTTTCGGCAGCATTTGCCGATTATGCGAAAACTGCATCGTATCTAAGATACACTGGAATACCTAATGGAACGGCTTCATACGCTTTTACGGCGTCATTAACAAAAGGAACTTCTTCTTATGCATTTACTTCATCTTTTTCAGAATCTTCTTCATATTCGGAGTCTTCTTCATATTCTGATTATTCGACATATGCAACATATGCCGATAATTTTACAGGAGAACTTCCTACTCCAACAGAAGCATTGAGGGCATTATTGGCAGACAATGCTACGGAAGCTGATCATGCGCAAGAATCCGAAACGGCATCTTATTTAAAATATCAAGGAATACCTAATGGAACAGCTTCATATGCTATGGCTGTTAAACAAAATTATGATATTTTATATAATCATGGAATATATTTAGCACATACACATTCTAAAGGTAGAACTCAATTAGATAAAGTTTCTATTTCTTCTCCTCGTGGAATGGGAGTAAGAACGGGATTTGATACTGCTGGTACAGTTATTATTCCTTGTTCTTCATCGAATTATTTTACATGTTCCATTGAATTACTGGCAACAAACAAGTGGAGTGGCGTGACGACGGAATTAGATTCGTCTCCTCTTGAAGCTTCATTATGGATTAATGAGGATACAGGAACAATTAGTGTGCCGTTTAAATTAATGGGAGAAATGATGGCAACTGGAAGTTTAATGGTATATGTAACTACATCGAACGGTGCTATTATACATCCAGATCGCATAGGAAGATTTAATATTTATAGCAATTCTCCTGAAATCCAAGTGGAACCAGATGTGGAAATGAGTTTACAGGTTCTTAATCAAAGTGAATCTCCTATTCAATTTTTATATGAATCTAATGGATCATGGGTTACTGGGTATGATTATCAATGTTATAATGTTAGAGAAACAGTGACGAAAATAAATTTAAATAATTTATTTGTTTCAAAGGTAAAATATGCTTGGTTAATGCCAAATTTAATAGAATTTAGCGCAGAAAACGATCTGTATTTAACTGATGTAGGAGGAATGCCCCAATCTTTAATTTCGATGTCTATTATAAATAGTAAAATAGATGAATTGGCTCCTTTTCCAAAAACATTAGAATATTTTAAGTGTAATAATAATACATTTTTAAATTCTATTCCGGCTTTACCAGAAACTATAATTTATATGAATATTGCAAATTGTAATATTTCTAAATTTAATATTGAAAGCATTCTTTATCAATTAATTGAAGCGGGGTTGAACAATGGATATGTTAATGTAATTGGTAATACCAATACTTATACTGCGCAAACTGATACGTATATTTCAACTTTACAAGGCCGAGGATGGACTTGCATAACTTAATGTTTTGACTTATGGATGATAGAATTAAAATTAGTGAATTAAACGAATTTCCAATAAATGAAGATCCATTGCAAGGAGAAGATTTTCTTCCAATGGTTAATAGTAGTTCAATGACGACTTATCGTATTGGTGTTGAAGAACTTGGCGAAGCTATTACTGCAATGAATCCTCCACCTACTGAAGCATTATGGGCAGATCATGCTGAAAGCGCATCATTTGCTTCTCAATCTTTAACTGCTTCTTTAGCGGATTATGCCAAAGTAGCCGGAAATGTAAATACGACAGGAAGCATACATTATTATACGAAATGGACAAAACATAAAGAACCCGGTCCTAATGGTTGTTTAAGTGTAGATAGTGGATTATACCATTCACATAGTTATGAAGGAACTCCATCTAATGAACCTCCGGTTGAATTTAAAAGACCGGGAAGTTCAATTGTAATAGTTGGTTCATTTAATCCAAATGATGTTTCGAATACTAAGCGAGAAGATTTCAAATCTTACGGCTATTGGAATTATCGGCAAAATTTTCCTAAAGGTGTTCCAAGAGGTACAGCACGTGGACTTTTTACTGAGCATCCTATTGTATCTCCTTGGGGGGCACTTACTGATCAATCAACATGGATATTTGTAACGGGAAGTTATCCATTAGTAGATCCTGAAACTAACAAGGTATCTGTCGAAGATGAGTGGTTATTAGAACGCCCAGATTGTCAAACTTATTATTGGTCGGGAAGTTCCGATACGGAAAATGTTATTGGATCGGGCATGTATGAAATAGGAAGAGAACCCAATGCTATTGCTAATGCATTTAATGGAAAATGGGTTAGAATAGCAGCAATAAGCAATCGTGAACCAGTGGTTTCGGATCATTCGGCGTATGGTGAAGCTTATACTCCTTGGGGAGGGTTTTTCGGAAGAGTTCGAATAGAACTGACTACAGGTAATACAGGAACTAATATTTCTCATGTAGTTGACATGGATATACATAGTGGACCGCATTCGGGAGGGGATTCTGTTCGAGTATTACATTCGAGTATATACAATGGAATGCTTATTCGCAAATTGAGACTTTCAAGATGGACTAATATTTTAGATGTACCTCCGAGTGAATATACATATACTGATCCTGCTAAGTCTTTAGATATTTTCGTAGATAATTTAGATGAGCGTGATAATTATTTACGGATAACTCTTCAATCGTGGGGTGGCGTTCGTTTTCTTAGACAACCAAATATAGGTCCTCCACCATTATATGATACTGGAAGTGCTAATCTTAATCCTCCTCCTAACATGTGTTCGTATTTGATATTCCCAGCTAATCCTGGATACTATTCTACGCTGGGAGATAAACAGGGAGACGCTCGGCAAGGAATGGGGGCACAACCATATATGTTTCTTGGGAAAAAAATAATAATGGATCCTAATAGAAACTTAATTACTGAAAGTGGTTGGAAAAATGACGAACCTATTGAGACATATAAACCATATTCTTTGTGGGTAAGTGGAACTATTTCTACACATAAATATTATGCCGAAGACGATGAGGGAAAAAGTGGACAAATGTTAACATATGATCCAATACAATCTCAGTGGAGATTGTGGACTGCTAAGGGAGGAATTTTAATTAATTCGGCATCATCGGTAGATTCTCCAATGGAATTAACGCCGAAAGATACTGTGGCCGTTGGTACTATTATGGCTTATGCCGGAACGACGGCACCTTTGAATTGGTTAGAATGCGATGGCCAAGTTTTAGAAACTAAAAGTTATTATGATTTATATGACGCAATTAAAGTACCCCCCGGAAGAAATTCAAATGCATGGTATGGTTATCTTTGTGATAAGAATGGAAATAGAACTTTAAGTGGAAAATATTTTAAACTTCCTGATTTAAGAGGATTCTTTTTGCGAGGATTAAATACTACAACAGTAGGAGATATTTATCGAGATGAAAATAGACCATTTGCATCCGGGCAATCTGCTAGTTTAGGAAATCATTATCATGGTGTTGGAAATTTTGTCGACGGAACGGGTAATACCAATGATTTTTATTTAATTTCACGTTCATGGGTTTCTACTACTAACGTATATACGGGAAGATATGTACCTATAAAAAGTAATACGTGGGGGGGAAGACAATTGCAGCAAGGAACGAGTATCGGTGGAAACTATGATTATAAATCTTGGCCCATAGCAACAGCACATCCTGAAGCATTTAACGGGCAATTATATCCTAGAAATGTGGCAATGATGTATATCATTAAATATAGTTCCGCCGTTGATTACGCTAATGCAAATACCCCATTACAGGGAGATGTTGGAGGAACAATAAATTCTAGTGTAGTAACTAAATTGCGTGGAAAATCTATTTCGACAACTGCTCCGACGGATGATCAGGTTTTAATGTATAATGCGGGAAGTGCTCAATGGGAACCTAAAAATCTTCCAAATATAGGAGCCGCAGTAGGAAATGGGAAATCATATATTGTAGCAAATCCTGGAGGTGCATTTGTTTCTCACGATGGAACGTATTTATATGTATTTACACATGATGAACTTCGAAAGAAAACTAATTTAACGAGAATTCATATGGTAACAAATGAAGTTAAATTTATAACTTCATTAGATTTAGATACTAATATATTAAGTCGAGATATAGGATGTAAATTGTATAAAGTAACTTATGATAATACTAATCCATATAAAGTTTTATATACAAGATATGATGGATTTTATCAACTTAATTTACATGATCATTCAATAGAGAAAATACATGATCTTGAAGATTTAAGTCGACAACTTCCGTGTTCTCATAGTGTTGATGGAAGCAACAAGATTGATAGAACATGGTTCTTGAATTTAACGTATGGGGTTGCAACCGATGTTGGTACTTTTCCACGCACAAAATATACTTCTATTTATTATTCGGCAGGAGCATGGATAAAAAATGAGAATGTTCCCTCAATAGATTTTGCGAAATTTACCAACAATGACGATAATATTGAATTTAAACAATTTTATAATTCATTTCCCGAATTAGAACCAGATGATGATGATGGAAGTCGTTCTTATGTTTTTGGGTTTGATTATAATATTATTACTCATAAATATTATTTAATTGATAATACCTATGGATATTTACACATTTTCAATAATTCAAAAGATAACTTCGTAGAAGGATGGGTAAATGATAAATTTACTTATGAAAAGACCTTAGCCATTCCAAATGTTGGAAGTGGGGATTGGTCAACAGATAGAAAAGAAGAAAAATATGTTATAGATATAAACCCCGATACAGGAGATGAACGAGGAATTATCTATTATCGTTCAGCCAATACGGGATCTCATGGAGTAGTTGGTTATGTAAATTGGCCGGGGACATAATTATATTTATAAATTATATGAAAGATCAAATTATTGACCGAATTATTCGGTTTGACAAATTATTAGGTATAACTGCTCTTAGCATTGCTTTTGCGGCAGCATTTTTTTCTGTATATGGTATTGCTACACTTTTTGCGGGCGCATTTACTTTTGCTGCATTCATGGCTTCAACTTTAGAAGTTGGAAAAATAGTATCAGTAATATTTTTGTACCGTTATTGGAAAAAAACACAGGGATTTCTTAAAACATATCTCGGAATTGCTGTTTTTGTATTAATGTTAATAACCTCGTTAGGAATTTTTGGATATTTGTCGGCAGCGTATCAAAAATCGGCAATTGAATTTAAAGAAGCCCAAGAAAAAATAGTAGTTGTTGAATCTAAAAAAGTATATTTGAATGAGAAAATTGAACAATCTAAGGCTAGAATTAAAACTCTTAATGATATGCGAGTTATGCAAGAAAGTCGTATGTCAGAAGCTTTAACTAATGCTTTTTTAATTAGAAATCCGATACAATTAAAACAAATACAAGAACAAACGGCGGAATTAATTAAATCTGCTGATTCGGATATTAGGGCCGAAAATGAAAACATACAACAAACAATGAATGAAATTGTTGCTATAAATCAACAAGTAACAGATATGAAATTTTCGGCGGCAGGGAAAAAGGATATACGAACATTTCAATTTGTAGCGGACCAATTTGGCACAACTTTAGATAAAGTGGCTAAGTATTTTATTTTAATAATTATTTTTGTATTTGATCCTTTAGCTATATCTTTAATTTTAGCTTATAATGTAGCAACTTATAAAAGAATAGAAGACAAAGATAATATTCCTGTTCCAGTTATAAAATCGGGAGAAAAATCGGAACTATCTTCTAAAGAACCTATGAAAGAAACTATAAAACCTATTTTAGATAATAAACCGGAAGAAATCATAAAAAATCCTACGGAAGAAAATCAAAGTAAATTTAAAAAAATAGTTAATTTAATTAAATCTCCGGAAATTGTACAAGAAAAAAAGAAGTCCGGATTAAAGACATCTGATAAAAAAACTCATAAATATCATGATCCTTATGGGAAGGGACCGAGACAACCTTGGTTATAAAAATGAATATAATAAGTTGACAATACGTTAATTATAGTATATTCTATTTGCATAAAAATGAAGAAATTTAACATCTTTCATAAAAAGTTTTATATATATGCGTCAGAAATTTAATAAACTATTAGTAAAATACTATGGATCAATCTGATATAATATATGTAATGGAAATTTTGAAAGATGCAATCGATGAAAAAGATTGGGATAAAGTAGAAGAAGCAAATGAAACTCTAAAAGAATTTTTAGACTCGGATGAGTTTCATTTGGAAGAATAGATATTATGATTACATTTATTTTGATTACGGGCTTAATTATTTCCTTTATAATTAATATTATTTTATTTGTACTAATTAAACGACTTATTAAAAAAATCGATATTTATGAAGAATGGATATTAGATTTTCAAACCGATGTTATATCGACATTGGAACAAATGCGTGAAATAGATCGGCAAGGTACTTTTGCTACATCTATGAATGAAAAGGGAATATTTGAGTCGGATGATCAAGTAGGTAATATTTTTAAGGAATTATTGGCTCTAGTCGAAAAACTAGAACAAAGGATTCAATGAAAAAGAAAAATAAAGTTGCAACAAAAATACATTTAAAAAAGAAGCCCATTCGAAAAAAATATATAAAGGTAATTCGAAAAATTAAAAATAAATGGCGAGAAACTAAAAAAAAGGTATTGCCCAAACCAAAACCGAAGCCGAAGCCTAAGACAAGACCTAAATTAAAGCCGAAGACGGGGGAGAATAGAATTCTTAATTCAAAAATAAAATCAAATTCAAAGAATATTAAATCTAAAAATAAATCTTTGCAGTTGATTCCCGTTTCTCATGATCTTGTAATAACAATACCAGAATCCGTCCCCGAAAAACGCACGAGAAAGAGAAGAAGTAAAAATTCGGCCCGTATGTATTTTACTCAAGAAACAGAAGATGCAATTATTGAATATAATAATACTGAAGATTTAGAATTAAGAGAGAAAATATTTCAAGAAAAGATATTACATCCATTTCAAAAACTGGTAGAAAATGTATTTAATACATTTAAATTTTCTTATTTTGAAACGGGTCCTTTAGATGTACAAAAAGAATGTTTAACCCATTTAGTGGCAAATATGCATAAGTTTGACCCCTCTCGTAAAAGTAAGACGGATCCAGATAAAAAGACAAAAGCTTTTGCTTATTTTTCAATTATAGCTAAACATTATTTAATATTATTAAATAATACTAATTATAAAAAATTTAATCAAAACCTTGAAATAAGTGAGGAAAGAGAGGAAAATACAATTCAATTACAAATGGATGATAAATATTATGCACAACAAGAAATGTCGGATTTTATTAGATTAATGGTAGAATTTTGGGAAAAAAACGCCGAAAAAGTATTTACAAAACAGAGAGATTTAAATATAGCGAATGCAGTAATAGAATTATTCCGCAATTCGGATCGGGCTGAAGCATTTAATAAAAAAGCTTTATATTTGTATATTAGAGACATGGCTTCATGTAAAACTCAACAAATAACTAAAGTTATAAATCGAATGAAACAATATCATGATAATATTCAAAAGTCTTATATTGAAAATGGATACGTAAATACGGATCGGAATTCTATAATTTAATTTTCTTTAAAGAAGAATAAGTAATAATAACTATTTATGTGCATATGGCAAATGTTAATTTTGAAATTTATGATGGGAAAACATTTAAAGATTTATGTAAAGAAGTAGTTTTACGTTCCCAAAGTAAAAAAGATCAACTAGATACGTTAATTTCTGATATTCGAAGTCAAATTACGCAGCCTAATGACTTACAAGTTTTTATACCAAGAATTAAAGAATTATTGGAAATAGGGGTTAAAAATGACGAACAATTGATTAAATTGGCCGCAGTTTTACAAAGGCTAGAATCGGCTCAAATTGAAGCTACGGGGGGCGAACCTACAGGATTAACAGATGCCGAGAAGGAGCAATTAATGAAAGCTAAATTGCGAGAATTAGAAGATTTAAAAGAAATTAAAAAAGAAATAGATAAACCAATTGATGTAAAATGATATGGCATACTGGAAAGGAATACCTAAAGATGTACGGAAATTAGATAGTTTTGGATTATCTACCAGCACAAGTAATATATCTATTACTCCTGGGGAATTTTATGAATTAGAATTAGCAGTAGTATTAGATATTATATTGGATGAAAAACATCCTATGATAAAAGAAGGAGAATTTCCTCATTCTCGTATAGATGTTAATAGATGGCCTGCGGATGTAGAAGATAAAGAGCCCAAAGATACTGATGTAGATTATACTTGGATTGGACGGGCTTTAGTTAGACCACTACAAACTGAAAAATCAACTGATAAAGATGAATTATTATGGGCATTTCCTTTGGAATCTAATATTTCCGAATATCCATTAATAAATGAATTGGTTGTTTTATATCGATTAGGTGAAAAGGTTTATTACTCTCGTAAATTAAATTATCAAAATTGGCAAAATAATAATCTTGATTTTGCAATAGAAGGAGAAACGTCTGGGAAAGACAATAAAATTTTATTTACGGATGAAATATTAACGGGGAGTAAAGAATCTCTAACTAATCATAAGGGGAATACAGGATTTCATGGATATGCGGGGCAATATTTTGTGGCTAATAATAAAATACGGGCAGTTAAAAGACGAGAGGGAGATTTACATATAGAAAGCCGATTTGGGCAAAATATTATTTTTAGAGCATATGATAGGAACCGTAAAAATGATATAGGATATGATAAATATCCGGATTATAAAGATTCGGGAAATCCTATGATTATTATGCGTAACCGGCAACGAAAAATTCTAAAGGCCGGAGAAAAATTAACATTAAATCATAGTCCCAATCCGGCAACAGTTATTGGAACGGTACATGAAAAGAATGTGGGGGGATATGTTGAAGAAAATATTAATCATGACGGCACTTCAATATACATTACTAGCGGTTTAACTATAAGTGATTGGGTTACGACGTGTTTTAAAAGAATGTTTAGTGATGTTAAAGGGGAAGAAGTTGGTGCTTTTAAAGGGAAAAGTGATTTTAAATATCCAATATTAAATGGGGATCAGATTGTAATTAATACAGACCGTTTAATTTTTTCTTCCCGGTATGGTGAAACGTTTCATTATTCTAAAAAGAGATATGCCATAGTTACGGATAATGAATATACTGTTGATGCTCATGAACAAATGGTACTGACTACTCACCAAAAAATAGTATTAAATTCTCCCGCAATTTATTTGGGAGAATACGATAAAACCGACGAACTCGTTTTATTAGGACAAACTACAGTTAATTGGTTATATGAATTATGTAACTGGTTATTAAAACATACTCATTGGTATATACATTCCCACACACATGCAGGGAAAGAATCTCCGTCTCAAACTCAATTACCTGTACAAGTTCAATCTCTCATTGCTTTAAGAGATAAATTACATACTTTAATGAGCCGTAGGGTATATGTAACAGGAGGAGGATTTGCTCCTGGTCAAAATGGAGCCGAAATTGAAGAAGGAAAACCTCCTGTAAAAATTAATGTCTGGAGCGGAACAGGAGTTCCGGGAGGATTTAGGGGAAAAAATCATAGATAAAGTTAATACATAATAACATTATAAAATATATTTATAAATATGAAGAAAGAAGAATTCAATAAACTTACACAAATAATTGAATTATTAGTACGTAAAGAAGTTCAAAAAGAGCTTAAAGCCCAGCTTCCTGCTTTGATTTCTGAAGAAATCCATAATATAGTGGAAAATTTACAAAAATCGCCTGATTCTTCAATAATTAATGAAACAATACAGAATACAAATAGTGAAGAAAATTTTGAATTATCTATGCGGGAGTTATTTGCCGGAGTGAATCCGATGGGAATAAATGAATTAAATTCGTCGAATATATCAAAATCTTCTCCGAAACGTTATACAAACAATCCTATTATAAATCAAATTTTAAATGAAACGACTTCCGATTTAAGACAAAGAGAGCGGATGGTTGGTGGGGCGGCGCAATTGGGAGGGTATTCTCCATCAGTAGCAATGGCAGCGTCCAATATTCCTCAAATATCTATGACTGGTCCCGGAGAAATGATGGATGATAATGAAATACCTTCTTTATCAAAAATGCCAACAATGCCTACAGCGGGTTCTGATGGAATGAAAAATATACAAATTTCTCGTCCACCAGATTTAGTTGAAGGACAAGAAAGTACATATGCTCCATTAGAATCTTTACCCGAGGGGGTATCAGCATTAGATGTTGCTCGTCAAGTTCCATTAGCCGATCCAGTGGCCAGAGCGTTAACTCGAAATTATTCGGCAGTAATGAAAAAAATAGATGAAAAAAAGAATTTTGTAAAGTAATATGAATTTAACCAATATTTCCACTATGTCTAATCCAATTGGAATTTTACTTCCTTTTCGTCGAGGGAAAGTGGGATATTTTGATCAATCGGTTGATACTTTCACGGCATATCGCATGAATATTATTAATTTAATTAGAACTAAACCGGGTGAAAGAAGAATGAATCCAACATTTGGATGTCATTTATGGAATGTAATATTTGAACAAAATGATCAATTTATTATTGAAAAAATAAGCCGGATTATTGAAGAAGATATTGCACAATGGATTCCCGGAGTAGGTGTATCTAATGTCGAAGTTAAATATTTTGATGATGATAAAACTATAGATCATCGAGATACTTATAAATTATATATAGCAGTACATTTTATAATAAATTCTATAAATTATGAGGATATGGTAGAAATTGTACTTAATACTGGAAAAATTTAATTATGGCTAATACAATACAAAAAGATTTTTCTCCAAATAGTAAAGATGTTCGGTATCTTAATAGAGATTTTTCTCAATTTCGAGAATCATTAATTAATTTTTCTAAAACGTATTTTCCTCATACATATAAAGATTTTTCTCCCGCTTCTCCCGGAATGATGTTTATTGAACAGGTGGCATATGTTGGAGATGTTTTAAGTTATTATACTGATTATGCCTTTAAAGAGGGGCAAATGTTTTCGGTTACGGAAAGAAAAAATATAGTTTCTTTAGCCTCTCAAATGGGATATAAAATCAAACCGGCAAGAGCAGCAATTGGTGAAATTACTTTAATGCAATTATGTCCGGCGGCAGATGATGGAATGGGAAATTATTTCCCCGATCCAGATTACATGTTAATAATTAAAGAAAATTCTCAATTTTCAACGAATGAGAATGCTTATTTTATTTTAAATTCTGTAGTTGATTTTTCTATTAATACGGCTGCATCTCCCCGAAAAGAGGAAATATATTCTCGCAATCCAGATGGAACCCCATTATTTTTCTTATTAACTAAAAAGGGATCGGTTAGTGCTGGACAAATTTATACTAAAGAAGTAGTTGTTGGATCTCCTTCTCCATATTTTACTGTTAAATTGGGAGAAAAAAATGTACTTTCTATTTTGAGTATTGTGGACTCAGATGATAATAATTGGTATGAAACGGAATATTTGGCACAAGAATTAGTACCCATTTCAGTGCCTAATATTGATCAATATGAAGGTTCATTGTCTCAATATAGAGATTCAGTTCCATATATTTTAAAATATTTAAAAACGTCCCGTCGATTTGTTGTTAATGTAGATGAAGAAAATTACACTTATATTCAATTTGGGGCGGGAATAAGTGGAACGAGCGATGAAATTGTTACATTTGATTCTAATTTACTTGGAGTGGGGTTGGTTAACTCTTCCAGAGTTAATATTCCGCTAGATCCGAGCAATTTTCTTAGTAATGAAAATTATGGCATGGCACCTCAAAACACTGTATTGACTATTACATATTTAATAGGTGGCGGATTAAATAGTAATTGTCAAAGTGATGAAATAAAAAATGTAGCTTCAGTATTATTTGATAATCCATCCGAAGGACTTCTTCCGGAACAAGTCGAATTATTAAATACTGTCAAAAATTCATTACAAGTAACCAATATGGAACCTGTGGTTGGGGGGAAAGATGCCGAAACAAATGAAGAAATTAAATTAAATGCAATGGCTCATTTTGCATCTCAAAATCGTGCCGTAACTCAAAATGATTATTTAGTAAGAATCTATTCTCTTCCTCCTCAATTTGGATCAATTGCCAAAGCGCAAATTGTATCGGATTCTAATTTAAATATAGGGATAAATAAAATTTTAGATGGGGTTATTGATTCAAATAATAATGGATCTGTTATTGATAATAGAGTTAATAATTATTTCAGGAAAGTATCATATGATATAACAAATCCTTTTGCTATTAATGTCTATATATTATCATATGATTCTCAAAAACGTCTTATTAAACCAAATAAAGCATTAATAAAAAATCTTATTACATATCTTAAACAATATCGTATAATTACCGATGGAATTAATATTATCGATGGATATATTATAAATATTGGGGTTGAGTTTTCTATTACAGTATATAAAGGATATAATAAAAAAGATGTTTTATTAAGTTGTATAAAAACCGTTCAAAATTTCTTTAATATAGATAAATGGAACTTTTCTCAACCTATTAATTTAAGCCAATTACAATTAGAAATTGCTAAAGTAAATGGAGTTCAATCTGTAGTTAATGTTAAAATTACAAATAAAACATCGTTAGATGGAGATTATTCGCCTGTGGAATATGATATAAAAGCTGCTACTAAAAATGGTATAATTTATCCTTCTGTAGATCCTTCAGTTTTTGAAGTTAAATTCCCCAGTTCCGATATAATAGGCGCTTGTTTATAATTTTAGAATATAAAAATAATCCCGGAATTTCTCTCATTTTTTCATATTTATAGATATATGATTCGGCTAAAGTCTTTATTGAGAGAAAGTGGAGATGGGATAATAGATAAATTTATTTCTATACTTCCAAAATATGGCCTCGAATTTCATGATCCGGCAAGGTCAGAACATGCATTTAGAAGACATGGCTATATTTATCCTACAATTACAGATAAAGATCATACAATTAAAGTAGCATTAGATCGAACTGATATATATGTGTATAAAGGCCGTGTTTGGCTTGGAGATCCGAGCCAACCATTAAAACATGGGTATGTTATGCAAGCAATGGTAACAAATCCCGAATATAGGAATAAAGGAAAGGCCAAAGAAATATTAAAAGCAATTACGGCGGCAGCAGATGAAGCCGGTTTAATATTAAAATTAGAACCGGCTCCTATGATAGATTTAATGAATTCTAAAGAAAAGCGAAAAATAACTACGACATTTTTAAAAAATTTGTATGGTAAACATGGATTTAAATTGGAACCAGAAGGTAATATTATGACTAGAATTCCAGCAGATAAAGGAATATAATTATGCATCATTTTATTTATCCCGAAAAAGATACTTTTATAACTAATCATCAAGGATTAGAAAAGAAAAATTTTGGTCTCGACGAAATTTTACAGGTGGGCACCATTAATTCTCCCAGACCATATCTCAGTGAAACCAAAGAATATTTTTATAAAAATGAAATTTTAACTGGGAGAGTAGAATCTTTTACAGGAAATTTTGAAGGTTCTTTCTATGGAGAGGCTTTATTTGCTACGGGATCGATAATTGGAGAAAATTTATCATTTACTTCTTCATATTTTAAAGGAATTATAGATAGTGTACCAGTAGAAATAAGTGGTAATATAGAGGGAAGTGAAATTTCAGGAATGATTAGTGGATCAATTATTGCACCTGATTTTATCGAAAAATTTGATGGAGAACTTGTAAGAATTAACGGATGTTTACAAGGAACTGGTTCGGGAGTTGATGTTCGAACAGAAAAAAACTGGAAAGTAGTAAATTCTCAATATGTATATCGTTCATTATTAAAATTTAATTTAAATAAAATATCCGAATCAATAGCTAATGGTGAAATAACAGATCCTAAATTTTATTTGAATATAAAAATATGTAATGAATTTCAACTTCCACTTGAATATACAATTTATGCTTCTCCTATTAGTAAAGATTGGGATAAAGGAATAGGTTATTTATCGGATGGAGGATCCGATAGAGGTGCAAATTGGATATATCGAGATAAAAACGATGGTATTAAGTGGAATGATACTATTTTAACCGGACCTAAATCTGCTATAAATTTTATAGACAATCCCGAATTACTTCCAGTTGTATTTGGCTATGGCGGAGGAACGTGGCATTTAGAAGATACATGTAAGCAGGACTTTTCGCAACAATCGGCTGATGTACGAATGGATGTAACGCCAATTGTCATGAAATGGATTAGTGGAGAAATTCCTAATTATGGGTTTATTGTATATTGTTCCGATGAATTAGTTGGAACGGCATATGGTTTCATGCTGAAATTTTTCAGTAAAAATACTAATACAATTTATTCTCCATATTTGGATGTAGCATGGAATGATGCTACATTTGTTACAGGAAGTATTACGACGGGAAATGTAGAAATTAAAACGGATGGTCCGTGGATTTCGGCATCAATTTCTTCGGGTTCATCCATCAATGGAGAATTTAGTGGAAATTTCACGGGAAGTTCGATTTTTACTATTACTAAAAATTATCTAACGGCTAGTAATTATTTATTTCAAGATGAATTAGTACAAGAATTTACGGGAAGTTTTACTGGATCATTTTATACCGATGCGCAAGTTTCGGGAACAATTACCGGAAGTGATTTAACATTTACGGTAGATTATTTTAGTGGTTCTATAGATGAAACTAAAGACATCATTGAAACGATGGGTGGAGTTTCGGGAATTGATATAGATGGTGTAGTTGAGGGAAATTTATATTCTGAATTACCATTTGGAGAATATGAAGGATTATTAACAAGTTCCGCCACTTTCTTATCGGGATATGGCACTGGATATTATTTAGATCCAGTTTATAATAGATTTTGTGGATTTATTTTAGCTACAGGATCTTCGGGAAATATTATCGATTCTCCAGTAATTGGAGAAGCGTGTGGAATAATAACTATAAGTCAATCGGTTATAACGGGGTCTTGTGGGAAAACCTTTGATGCAAATTTAGTAACGGGTTCTTTTATAGATGGTGTATATAGTGGTAGTAATTTTACGGCGTATTACGTTAATAATCAATTAATGAGTGCATCTTTAACTGGTCGATGGACCGAGGCAGCTATTTTAGGTACAAATATAAATATTCCCATTCCTTCTGGATTTGAACCATATGCTTTGGCGTATATACATGGAAAATATGTAAAAGGAACGGCATTGGGAATTTATACTATTTCCGGATCTGAAAGTGCAAGCTTTGTTGGAAAATTTACCGAAGGTGCTCAGGCAGGAGTAGAATTAAATTTACAACTTAATGGAAGTATATATACCTCTAGTTATTCATATACAAGTAGCGTTGAATTAATTACTAATAAATTTAACAATCTTGATACAAGCGGGCAATTTTCTATAAATTTACAAAATTTACAGCCTGTATATAGGTCGGGAGATATAATAAAAATATTTGTATTTGGGCGGAAAAAATTTCCTCATAAATCATTTGGTCGATCTCCACAACAAGAACAATATACTATTCCTGAAATATTGCCCCGCACTTCATTTTATGCAATAAAAGACAATCAAACCGATGAAATTGTTATTCCGGCAGATAATTATACTCAAATAAGTTGTGAATATCCCGGAGGGAATTATTTTTATTTGGATACTACGGGATTACCACAAGAAAGATATTATCGTGTTTTAATTCAAGTTAGTGATGAAAATAACACTTATACAATAGATACAGGTAAAATTTTTAAAATTGTTCGGGGAGGTTCTACGGCGGAATCGACTTATCCTCCGGCAGGAGCGCCCGAGATAATGGTAATACAATTATAATATGAATAATTTTTCTCAAGACATTTATGAATTTAAAAAGAATGGAACTTATACCTATAAGTTTGATAATTCTGGAAATGCAATTTTTAATGAAAAATCTAGCAAATTTTCTCATGTTTATTTATCCATTCCACTAAGTAATCCGGTGATGGATGAAAATAAAATAAATAAATTTTATAATGTAGAATTTGAGGAATTTATTCCGGTCACTTCTTCAATAAAAGAAGAGTCCATAGCAATGAGTGTATTTACTCAACAAATGGAAATATTAAAGGAAGAAAACGAATCTTTAAAAACTAAACTCGATTCGGCCATATTAGCTAGCGAATCTAATAGATCTGTTGCTGATCAAATGGCAATTAAACAAACTATATTAGGACTTAGAATAGCATTGGGTGAAGGAAGAGTGGAAAGTGATTTTTCAGAAGATTTTCCATATACACCTTTAAAACACAACGAATATACCAGATAATATGATATTTTCTTCATATCAATTAATAAGTGAAAATTCTACCAGTTTAAATACGGGATCGTATTTAACACAAACAGAACATTTAATGTTTGTGAACGAAAATAAACCAGATATTTGGTATGGGGTTTCGGAACGGGATGCTATAGAATTAGGAGTTTGGAGTAGAAATAAAAAACTATTAAATTGGAGTACAATATATCAAAATAAAGAATATGTCCCTGTCACTCTTTCTTATACTGATCCTTTAAATTTTCCAGTTACATATTCTTATAATGAATTAAATTCGGAATTCGTTTTTTATCGGCATGAAAAAATTCTAGTTAATCCCATTGAACAACTTTCATCCTCTTTTAATATTTTATCTGGTAGTTATTTTTTAACTTATAATTTCATTCGGGAAATGGCAGGAAATGAAAATTCGCCATTAGTTATTAAAGATATTTCTCCATCTCGAAAAGAAATTAAATTAATACCGATGGGCAATTCTACATTGGCATATGATGCATATTGCCATAAAAAAGTATTGATTTCAGATATATCGCCTTTATATATTAATTCTATTAAAAATTGTCCATATGATGAAATTTATTCGCAATTATTAGAAAATTTCCCTGAAGAAATTAATACTATAAGAAATGTTTTTTTCTTAACATCGGAAGATTCTATAATACAATTTTTTAAAAATTTATATGAAGATCAGTGGATATATAATTCATCATTAGAATCGGCTATAGATTTTAATTTAAAATCAGATATTATTCGATTACAAGGAATTAAAACATATTTTATAAATTTCTTATTACAAAATTCATCAAAAATAATTGGATTTGAAGAATTAGATGATTATTTTAAAGGATATGTTTCGGCTTCTATAGAGCGAAAATTTTCAATGTTGGGGGCTAATCCGATTCAGCCATATATAAATGCTAAAACGGCGGTTTATGATTTTTTTGTTAAATATTTTTATTCTCCAATTTCAAAAAAATTGGCTAAAGAATATAATAACAAATATTATTTTCCATTTAAAAATGCACTAAATTTTGGAAATAATAGATTGCTTCCTATTATTAATAATGGGTTTATAGATGAACGAGAATCGCCCGAAGACCCCCTAACATTAATTATTAAATTACAATCGGAACTTCCTATTGATATTAATATTCAATCTAATTGTTGGGTATCTAATATTTCATTATCCCCTTACATTGTCAGTGCTATTTTAAAATTTTCTGATTTTGAAGATACATATAAAATAGGTGCTCCTAATTTTTCTATTCAAATTCCAGATATTAGTCTTACCAATACTAATTTAAAATATACCGAAGACGATTTACGTGAAGAACATCTAATATCTCGAGAATTAGTTGTTAGTAAAAATATTCAAGACCTTTCAATTGATTATACCGATTTTAAAAATTTTGTTGTATTTTCTTCGGCAGAAATGCGATTGAAAATATTCAAAAATAAAATGATTAATATTTCAAGATTAAATTCTGCTATAGAAATTTTAAACATAAAAAATAATGAGTTTATTGTATCAAGTGGCAGCAATTATCCGTATTATGAACATGAATATAAAAGTATTCAAAATCAATTAGATGAATTTATTAATACATTTGATGGGTATGAATCCTATTTGTATGACAAAGGATTTTTTAAATATGAAAATAAATCTTTTATTAGCGCCAGTTATATTAAAGATTTGGAATCCGAGGCTGTTCATTATGATAAATTAAATCGAGATAGTTTTATAAACAATTGTCCAGAATATATTTTATCTGATTCGGAAAATGATGAATATATCGTTTTTCTAACAATGATCGGACATTTTTTTGATAATATTTATATTTACATTTCTAATTTGCCATCAGAAAAAAAAGTTGGAAATAATGAATCGGAAGAATTTACTCGACGAATAGCAGATTATATTTTACAAGCATTTGGATGGAATATAGATGATACTTTAGAGCAATCAAATGTTTTGAATAATTATTTATCGTCAAATGAATTAAAAGAATTAAATCGTTTATCCGCCGAAGAAAGATTAAAAATTATAAGAAATAGATTACTTGTTAACCTTCCTCAGATTTATAAAACAAAAGGTACAGAAGAAGCAATTAAAATTATTTTATCTTGTTATGGAATTCCATCTTCATTATTAAGTGTTAGAGAATATGGAGGAATAAATTATCTTTCGGAAAATGCTTCTTATACTACATATGAGCGGGTTTATTTAAGACAGTGGAGTACTGCATCTCAATACGATACTTATTATTTATCTAATCCACCTGGAATGCGAACGTGTTTATTCAAATTTAGTATGGACAATGCTAAATTATATACTAAAAATAATGAATATATATTAATGGGAGGATTTGATAACTCAAATATAGAAAATACGGATGAATTGGCAACGGGAAAATGGTCGGTTGGATTTATTCGTACATATAAACCAAATAGTGGAAAATTATTTTTCCGGATTGGAACAAAAAATTCTCCAATTTTCAAAATATATAGCCCAGAATTTCCGATGTTTAATGGTAGCATATATAGTGTTATGTTACGACGAAATATGCCCGATGATGGGTTTGAATATACGGAAAATGATTTGTCCGTTCCATCAAAATTTGATTTATATGTGCAACAAAATGATTCGGGAAATAAAATATTACATTTAACTTCTAGTGGTATCTGTTATGATACGGCATCCAATCATTGGTTCAGTGGTGAAGGAAATATTCGAATTGGTGGATGGTTTACTTATTGGAATCGGGGAGGATACGATGGATGTTTTGATAAATTACAAACATGGTTTTCGGCATTAACAGATCAAGATTTTGAAAATTATGTTAATAATATAAACTCCTATGTATTTAGTGGTGCGGATCCACATAAAAATTTAATTTTTCGAATGCATTATGATTATCCTGTAAATCAACGTCAGCAATTAGTTAATGGTGAATGGACAGGAATTTGGAAAAATGGAAATCCATATTTTTCCGATGGCTCGGAAGATCGACTTGAAAAATTATATGGGATACACGGAATAAATGTAGATTACATGATAAATTCGGGAAGTTGGGCCGGAGCGCAAGAATTAATACCCGATAAATGTTCTCCAACGGGGTTTGTATCTCAATCCTGTTATCCGTGGCAATTCAAAGTGATTGATTATCCGAGTACTTGGAATGTATCTAAATATGGCCCTAATAAATTTAGAAATGAAAAAATTAATTATGTATCACAATCAGTTGAAGCTAGATTTGATCATTTAAATAGATCAACAAATACATTAAATTATAATATTGCTCCCGATTCCAATCAAATCGGAATTTTTGTTGATCCACAAGATTTTAAAAACCGGGATATAGTTCGTTATTTAGGAAATTGTGATTTAATGGATTCAATAGGAGATCCGGCAAATCAATTTGAATCTGAATATTCCTCATTAAAATTATTACGAAAACAATATTCAGATCTATATATGCCTTCAAGTGGAAGTAAAACCTTATTCAATGAATTATTAACTTTATATAAACTTTATTTTAATAAATCAATATTTGAAGCAATTAAAAATGTAATTCCTGCTAGAGCTAAACCCCTTATTGGAGTTCTAATTGAGCCGTCAATCTTAGAGCGGCCCAAATATCAGCTTAAAAAAATGGACAGTGAAATTAATATAAGCTCCTCTTTATTTTTAGAAACCCCCACATCTACATATTATGGTAGTAAAGAGAAGCTTGTAAATATTTCTGCATTTAATGCAGAAATGGAGCATTCA